AAACCAGTATTAGGTAATAATAAATTTGGTTATCCTAGCGGAGGAGTTCCTGTTAGAAGTTTTAGAGGCGGTGGAGCAGCTCAAAGAGGTTTAGGCAAAGCTTTCACAAAAAAATAATGGACGGCGTAAATTTAATTTACACACTCAAAAAACAAGTTGAAGAAACACAAAAAAATGTGCAAACCTTTCTGTTAAATGGACAGGTTGACAATTACGAAAAATACCAATATATGGTAGGACAGTTACGTGCTTACGAAGGAATTTTACAGGAAATCTCTACCCTGCTAACCAATAAGGAGCCACAAGACAATGAAAACACAGGAACAGTCATCGATATCTCAAGTAAAACCAAAACTTAAAATCCCTAAAACAGAATTAGTCGGCGTTAAAAAAACAAAAGAAGTTACGCACGAATCTCAAAAATTACCTCAACCTACGGGTTGGAGAATTTTAGTTTTACCTTTTAAAATCGATGAGAAAACTAAAGGGGGAGTGCTATTGGGAAAAGAAACTGTTGAACGTCAACAAGTGGCGTCTCAATGTGGAAACGTGTTAGCAATGGGAGGGAGCTGCTATAGCGATAAAGAACGTTATCCCGAAGGTCCGTGGTGCAAGATCGGTGATTGGGTGGTTTTTGCCCGTTACGCAGGCTCACGGATTGAAATAGAAGGTGGAGAAGTGCGGTTGCTCAATGAAGATGAAGTATTGGCAACGGTCAAGGATCCAACGGATATCTTGCATAAATATTAACCATAGGAGGAAACTATGCCAGAAGAAAATAAGATCAAGAAGGAGGACCCGAAGGTAGATATAGACACATCCGGCCCGGAGGTCGATGTAACTTTACCCGAGGAAAAAGTAGAAAAAGAAGTAATCACGGAACAGGAACCAATAAAAGAAGAGCCAGTAAAAGAAGAACCAAAGGAAGAAGTAAAAGAGGAACCAGTAAAAGAAGAACCAAAGGAAGAAGTAAAAGACGATACTAAACTTGAGGACTACAGCAAAGGCGTTCAGACTCGTATTTCTAAATTAACGCGTAAAATGCGTGAAGCAGAAAGAAGAGAAAAAGCTGCTTTAGATTATGCCCAAGCTGTAGAAGAAAAAAGAAAGATTACAGAATCAAGATATTCACAGGTCAATACGGATTATGTGAAGCAGTTTGAGACCCGGGTTACCAGCGGTATGGAGTCAGCACAGGTTGAATTATCCCGTGCGATTGAAGCTGGTGATGCAACGGCTCAAGTTAATGCGCAAAAGAAAATTGCGGCATTATCAATTGACGCTGCAAGATTAAATGTTTTGAAAGAGCAAAAACCGGCTGAAACGCCTAAACCGATGTTATCTGACGGTGGAAAGCTTCCAGAACAAACACCAACTGAATTGCCTTCTCCTGACCCGGCAGCAGAGGATTGGGCATCTAAAAATACATGGTTTGGTAAGGATCGTGCCATGACATTTACGGCTTTTGAAATTCATAAAGATTTGGTTGATAAAGAAGGATACGATCCTAAATCCACTGACTATTATGAGGAAATAAATAAAAGAATAAGAGTTGACTTTCCGCATAAATTTGCTAAAGGTGGAAGTGTAGAAACGTCAGGGCCCGTTCAGTCGGTCGCTTCAGCAACGAGAAGCGTTAAGCCAGGACGCAAAACTGTACGACTCACATCTTCGCAGGTAGCAATAGCTAAAAAATTAGGTGTGCCACTCGAAGAATATGCGAAACAATTGAAAATCACGAAGGAGGCAAGCATATGAAAAAAGACGACATAAAAGCTTCACGTGCGAGTCAAACACGGTCAAAAACTGAAAGACCAAAAGTGTGGACTCCACCATCATCTCTAGATGCACCCCCTGCACCTGATGGATTCAGGCACAGATGGATACGGTCAGAGAGCTTAGGGTTTCAAGACACTAAGAATATCTCTGGAAGATTAAGAGAAGGTTATGAATTAGTGAGAGCTGATGAATATCCTGATTCTGATTATCCGGTTGTCCACGATGGAAAATTCAAGGGGATCATTGGAGTTGGCGGCCTATTGCTGGCTAGGATACCTGAAGAGCTCGCGAAGCAAAGGACTGACTACTTTCGGCGTCAAACCGAAGGTCAGACTGAAGCGGTAGACAACGACTTACTAAAGGAACAGCATAAGAGTATGCCTATCAATGTTGACAGGCAATCTCGTGTAACCTTCGGTGGTACAAAGAAAAGTTAATTTTTTAACTATTCTCGGGATAACAACCAATTCCCTATCATCGATTTAAATTAACCGTTTACAGGTAAAACTGTAAACATAAGGAGACAACTATGGCTAATAGAAATAGCGCAGGTTTCGGATTTATTCCAGCTGGTACGTTGGGGAATACCCCATCTACTCAGGGATTATCTGAATACTTTATAGTGGCTGCTGACTCTGTCAATAAATTCAATGGTATGGGAGTACGTGTTACTGCCGGATACATTGTAACTGGAGAAGATTCAGCAACTGGCACGTCAGTAGGTGTTTTACAGGGTATATTTTACAACGCTGCAACTACGTTAAAACCTACGTTTGCAAGTTGGTATGATGCAACAATCACACCAGCGAACAGCGAAGATACGAAAGCGTTTGTAAATGATAACCCCTTCCAATTGTACAATGTCGCAACCGATGCAGCAGTAGCAACTACTGTAGCAGGTGCACATGCTATCTATCTTGACACATTTGATGTGAACACAGGTGGAAACACAACAACTGGAAGATCAAGCACTACAATTGACATTGGTGACACTCACGCAACTAACGATACATGGAGATTGATTAGAAGCGCGGAAGATCCAGAAAATAGCGATCTAACAGCAGCTTATTGCACCGTCGTTGTAATCCAAAACTTAAACGAGTACATTGATAGTACTGGAGCTTAAGTCTAAATAGGAGATAAATTATGGCAATATCAAGAACACAGCTAGTTAAAGAACTAGAGCCAGGTTTGAATGCACTATTTGGCCTGGAATACAAACGGTATGAAAATCAGCATGCTGAGATTTATACAACGGAATCATCTGACAGAGCTTTCGAAGAGGAAGTGATGTTATCTGGTTTCGCTAACGCACAAACAAAAGCAGAAGGTCAAGGAGTATCATTTGATACTGCTCAAGAAACCTACACTGCACGTTACACTCATGACACAATTGCTTTAGCATTTGCAATCACAGAAGAAGCTATCGAAGATAATCTTTACGATAGAATTGCTTCTAGATATACAAAAGCTTTAGCAAGATCTATGTCTAATGCGAAACAAGTAAAAGCAGTAACACCTTTGATTCAAGGTCTTCCTTCAACGGATAATTTTGATTCTGGTGATGCTGTATCTTTGTTCTCAACTAATCACGCAACGGTTAGCGGAACAGCAGTTAAAAATACTTTAACAACGCAAGCAGACTTAAACGAAACATCATTAGAGCAAGGCTTAATTGACATTGCTGGAATGACAGATGAACGTGGATTAAGAGTCGCAGCAAGAGGAATAAAAATGGTTATTCCTTCAGCTAATCAGTTCACTGCTGAGAGATTGATGAAATCTCAAGGTAGAACTGGAACAGCAGATAATGATATCAATGCTGTTGTGTCTATGGGAATGGTTCCTCAAGGATATAGAGTGAACAATTTCTTAACTGATACTGACAGTTGGTATATTATTACAGATGTCCCTAACGGTATGAAAATGTTCCAAAGAGCAGCTTTAAAAACTGCTATGGAAGGTGATTTCGATACTGGCAACGTTAGATACAAAGCTAGAGAAAGATACTCATTTGGAGTATCCGATCCTAGAGGTATATTTGGCGTAGAAGGTACGTAATAAAATTAGAGATGAGGCGGCCACAAAGTCGCCTCATTTCGACTATAAAGTAAGAAATTCACTATGAAAAACTTCCGAGTACAGATCCGATATCTGGGCTATTATGCTGACTTTAATGTCAGTTGTAAGGATACAGCTATAGATATAGAAAATTCAATCCTTGACAAACTAGGAAAAAATGAGGTAAAGTTCGAATCTGATGGATTTACTAGTAAAACTGGTAAATGGATAACCTATGAGGAGGTTACAAATGACCGAAGACCTATACAATACGAAACGGTCCTTGGAACTAGAGTGGCAACAAGAGCACCTGAAGGAGGGCAAGTATAATATTAATATGTCTTATATTGATAAAAAAATTCAGGAAATTGTTAAACAGATCATTGCCAAAGAGTTTGAAGAACAAACGCTTCAGACTAAAATAAACGAGGCCAAGGCCGAAGTTTCGATAGCCACTTAAGCGCTATTAAAAATCAATTTTTTACTACAAGATACCTTGCGCTATACGTAAATGTGCGTTATAGATTAGATACTATACAATTAATATATTGGGTATCAACGCGTATAGTCGACGGCCTAGAGATGATATCCACATTAACTAGGAGGATTTAATCATGGCAAGAACAAACTTTGCAGGACCTATCAATGAAGGTAGCGTTCAGCAGAACACAGGAACAGAGTTTACT